CCCCCTTATGCTTATTCAGTCTAAATAAACATAAGCCACAAACAAAGATTGTTATTCTTATTCAGTCTAAATAAATATAAGCGAAAGAAATAAAACAGGAGAACCAAAACAAAATAAAATCGCATCGCTATTACTGTCATATATGGTAATAGTGTTTGTTTGTTTTATTGCTATTGTGTGCCACTGCTAACAATATGAAACATAAAAAGATACGTTATTAATTGCCCTAGTACTTACTTCAAGTACCAGGGCAATTAATATTGTATATTCTAAAGCAATACTTTGTTTTAAATTAAATGAAATAAATGTTTATTGATCTGTTTGTTTTTCACAAATAGTACAATAATAAATGCAGTGTAATTGGTTTAAAATAATGTATGCTATTCAGTACGATTACAGTAATAACTTTATGTATAAAAACAAATAGAGTATCTTAGTTATAAAGATTGATTTTAAAAAATCCTTTATAGCTTAGATACTCTTTGTTGTTGTACTTAAATTATGTATGTGCTGTCTTTAACAGCTAACCTCTTACTCCTACATTAGAGATTATTAATTTATTTTGTTTAGAGTAATTAAGATATTCGGGTCTGCAGATATAATATTTAAAAGCATCTGACATATTTGTACTTCCCATTGCTAACTTATCAAAAGATTTCTTTTCAGAACTTTTATCTTTAAGCAACCTACCCTTACTATTCTTCTTTAACGGTGCCATTTCCATAGAACTTTTTAGAACTTTACAATTAAAAGCATCAATTAATAATGTTGGCAAACTTTCGTTAGATTGCTCAAATAAAGCCTCTGTTAAGCTCAATTCCTCTTCATGTGTAATAATCTTACCTTTTTCAGATTTTAACCTTACAAGCCAGCCAGTAGGTGTATAAGTAATTATTTCTTTATTACCTACAACAGTTTTAACAGTAATATATTCTATGGCATGTTTAAGGCTTGAAGCCATATCTTCCTTAGCTTGATTATAATTATTACCTGCCCTGTCATAATACAAATCTAATATTTTAATTTTATGAGGTTTAAAAAAATCAACAAACATCTTACCTAAATCAACAATAAATAAAGGTGTAATAGTGTGTAAATCTTTAAGTATTCGCTCTATTCTCCCCTGCCTTTGACCTATAACTAATGACATCATATTGCCAAAATCTGCACCAGCAGAAAGAATTGCATTATGATTAATATATTTCAACCCTAAAGATGATTCTTTTGCTACAGTTCCTACAGGAAATCTATCATAATATTTATAATTATATCCATCTAAATAGAATTGCTTTTCTGACAATTTCCCATAAAATAATTCAGCAGCGTTAACCTTTGGAAACATACTTGCAATACTTGTTGCTATATCATCGAAACCGCTAGAAATTTCTTTATCAAAGAAAATTTCTGTAAGTATATTAGCATTTATAAAGCTTGAAGCAATAAAAAAGAAAGTAGAGTTTCTTCTTACTTTCTTCCATCTATCAATCCATTTGTTAAGCTTATTGTTTAATCTACGCATGCTAACTTCGTTAACTTCGTCAACAGCTTTCAGCATTTGGATTTTTATCTCATTAATCTGAAAACCTGCATTTAAAGCAAGCATAATCTGTTTCTTATCCATCATTTTGAATTGTTTTAAAATCCAATTATGCTGTGATGGTTTATTAATATCGGGCATATCAGTTGTAAAAGTATTGCCTAAGTAATACGGACTATGTCCGTATTTTACCGCCATTCCTCTAACTGCTTTTGTCAAACTTGAAATTGCATATTCTGGAAAATATTTTACTTCATCACCAATCACATGAACATAAGAATTACCACCAGTTCCAGAAGGTCTATCTAAACTAACAAGAGTAATATTAAAACCTGTATGCGTTATTAAAGTATGCTTATAAGCATCTTTAAGAATATTATTATAAGAAGAATCAAAAAATCTAGGAGGTTTTTTGCCATAAACAAAATGAATACCCTCTATCCAACCTTTGAGTTTAAAACCTTGAAGAATATTAGGTAAAACATTTTTTGTAAGATTGACGTAAGTATCAGAAACAAAAACTACAGGCGCACCTTTCATGTCATAAGCCATATCCTGAATACGATCAGCCAAAAAATCAGTAGTTTTACTGCCACCCCTGCCAATTATTAAGCCTAGATTAGTTGGAGAAATAAGAGATACCATTTGCGCCAACCAATTAGAATAACGCAAATCAACCTTATTCGAGTTGAGATTTAATTTCTTTATATTGTTCATCTATTTTATCTTCTATATTAAATGGAGTTGCTAAAACATCTTCTTTTAATCTTTTAGTAGTAAAAGCATCATAATCAAGATCATCAATGATATTACCTAAGATTTTCATATTACCTGTTTTTAAACCTATCAATGATGGGTCAATAGTATATATTTTATTAGGTCTATCAAGTACACTATCAGGTATTTCAATATCATTATCATTAAACAAATCTCGCAATTCAGCAGCATCTTTTTTAAATCCACGAACAATTTTTAAATCATCTAAACAAGTCATAGCTTCAATTGTGAAAGAAGCTAACTTATCAAGTTCATCAGCATAGATATTTCTCCATGCTTGTTTTTTAATACTATTATTAGTATTAAAAAGATTCATAGAATGAACATATCTTTTATTAGCAACAAAGCTAGAAAGATTATAAGGTTCACCAGTGAGTAAATTAATAATAGAATTCTTAGATTTAAATTTACCAGACAATGAACGTACCAATTCAAGTACTTCAATATATTCAATCATTTCTGCGCTAAGAGTTCCACGCACACCATTCTCTATATAATTCTGCAGTACATCAAAAGCAATATCATCAAAACTTTCCATTTAGTAGTTTATCTTTAAGTAAATCAAATTGTTTTTGTTTCATATCTTTATTAAATAATACTATCTGAGAAACATTGCCACCTTTAGCAGAATTAAGACTAGCCATACTAATTTCAGCTTTTGCTATTAAAAACCCTCTATCGTAAGCTTTAGAAATATCAGAAGTTTTATCCCAACATAGCTCTTTGAATTGCATTATATCAATACCAAAATATATAGCTATTTCTCTAGGAGTATATTTATATGCAGCTAGATTAGTAACTGTTTCTATACAATCTTTAATATCTGAAACAACAGCTAAAAATTCGGGTTTATGATTTGTCATTAATAGTATTTTTTAAAAGATTATCTTTTCTAAAATCGTAAATTTTTTTAGAGTTAAGCAATATATATTGTTCTCTACTAGAATTTTCATTGTAATTACCAGAACCCTCAATTACATAATGTTCAGCATTACAAGAAACGCAAGTAATTTTTTTATGAGTATTCGCATATATCATATTAAAATTTTCATTTTGCAAAGCGATAGAATCGCATAAATCTTTTATCTTAGGCATACGATATGATAAAGTAGATGAAACAGTTATTGTAATTTTCTTTATTCTACCTTTTTGTAAATAATTAAAAAGTGAGTTAATAATTCTAGCACTCAAAGAATATGAACCAATGTATAAATTATCTATAGTACCAAAATTTTTAATAAACATTAAAACGAACGTAAAAGCATTAAATGCTTTATACGTTTCAATAAAAATAATTTCCCCTTGTAAAGGAAGTTTATCTATATCTTTTAATAAAGAACCAACCCTTTGAGAATGAAACTCTATAAACCTATCTCTGATAATATCAACTCTACGAGTTGTATCATCAGAAATAGGTTTTTCTCTGGTTTGTATTGTCTTTAAGTCAAATAGTGCCATTATCTCCTTTGAAGTAATTCATCAATAACAGAAATAGTTAACAAATATTTTTCAATAGCCTTTTCACGATTAGGGTTTAAATGAGGTTTTTTATTTTTTGTTATTAGTAGTTTGTTTCTACTAATAGAATGAAGCGCATTAGTTTTTAAATCATTCAATACAAAAGCAGATTTCTTTTTTAGAGATTGTTTAATTTTATGAGAACGAAAGATTTTATGATTACCTAAAATCTTATTAAACTTTTTATAATATTCAAGCTCATCAAAGATTTGTTGATTTTCAATAAAATTATCAATAACATCAGAAGCTATAGTACCTAAATCAATATTATTCATTGGTTCAACTATTGCTTTAGATAAAATAGAATGTGCTTTCCTAAATTGCCACCAACAATGCCACTTTCTACTATATAATTTTACAAGCCTAAAATCACAATTTATGTCAGCTAAGAAAGGATAATCTTTTTTTAAAGCAGAAATAAAAACAATCTCTTTTTTATCTACAGAAAGCGTAGGAGTAGAAGTTTTATCTGTCTTAACATCAAGCTTTATATTATCAGTTTTAAGACCTTTTAATTTTTTACCTTTACGTTTTAAAGCATTTGTATTTAAAATGCCGGTAAGCTCTTGAATACTTAAATCAGTAAGCTTTCTAAACTCCTCATATAATAACTCTGTATTTTCTTTTGTGTAGCCTTGATTGTTTAATCTACGTTTAAATACGGAATTCATTCCAAATTTAAAATACAATGTAACACCATTCTTAAAAGTCCTATCAAAACTAAACCAATCTAAAATAATTTTTTTCATAATTGTCATGACAATTTGTAAATAATATCTAAAAATAAAAAAAACTTCACTGATAACCTAATCAGTGAAGTTTTATCTATGTATTTATAATGAATACTATTTTCTTGAAAGTTCAATAAAACGTCCATAATCATAAACATAGAATGTGATTTCAGCTTCCTTAAGAGCAGACCAATCATTACCATCTGCAAGTATGAAAACAGCTCCACCAGCAATGGTTGAAGCAAAAGTATCACTAGTACCAACAAGAGTGATTTTCATTCCTGCAACAGCATCATCAAATTTTCTTATTGCAGTTACAGTAGTATTTTCAGTAACTTCATATCTACCAGAACCCTCATTAAGACTAGGAGTTGTATCATCAGCAGCAATAGTGAATGCAGTTGCATATGTTAATGTTCCAAAGTAGTGCGCTATTGCAGGACCTTTAATAGATGATTTTAATGCTATAGTTGTTGTTAAGCTTTCAGAACTTCCTTTCATTTCTGGCTCAAACTGTAATGGTGCGCATTTTGAACCAAACAATAGAGAAGTAGCATCAGTT